CGTTTCCGCCGCTCTGTTACCGTTACTAACGGTGAGCACTCGCTCAAACCAATGGCCGTAAGGCTTTAGGTTAAATGGTGACATCCTTTGTATAGAGGTTCCCTATGCGTCGCAACTACCCGATGATTCGCGTCACTGATCTAACGATCACACGCGGTGCTGCTTTCCGAATTTTAAAACCTCTGAGCGCTTCTCGCGTTTCAGCGGTTTCGGTTTGCAGGTCACTGTGGTGGTTTGACGTACAGGGGCTTTCCTTTGTACTCAGGCGTCACTATGGGCTTGGGCCCGAGATTGGGATCGATCTTGCGATCGATATCTCGTGGTTCGTCTACGGACTTAATGAGGTAGGCCGTGAGGCCTTCCTCAAGGATCTGTGTGACTGCCACGATTGGAATTCTGCTGATTCAGAAATGGACCAACAGAAATTCTGGTCTTCTGTCTTTTAGACTACCAGGAGTTCCCCTGATCATAGCTGGTTGTGGTTACTTCCTCATTAGGTGGTATATGCTTATTCCCTACACTAAGAACCATCCTGAGAAGCGCCTCTTGACGATGCAATACTTTACATCGTTTAATGGCCAAGCCAACGTCCTTCAATCGTCTTCTACGGTTGAAATTAACGCTGGCGGTAGTTTCTCAGGGTTTAAACAACCCGGATGGCGAAAAGTAATAAAGGATAAGGGTAATGCCACAACCGCTGCGAGCGGTAGCAAGGTAACCGTTGTTTCTCCATATTCATCCGCCACTATGACGGTAAATTATGGTGTCAATAACGTATATAAGTACACCGCAATAGGCGATGTCGCAGGCATTGTTGCCCAAGACTACCCTATTAGTTTCGGTGGCTCCTTGCCTCTATCTGAAATCAGTAACCTCGCTAATTTGGCGTTTCTCAAGAAGTGTCTCCAGGCCCAGCAGCAGTTCAGCTCTGGTGTTTTCCTAGGTGAGCTTCGCGAGACTCTCCATTTGATCAAGAATCCTGCCGCAGCTTTGCGTGCTCTTTATCGTGATTTTGTCAATCGTTGTCGTAATCGGAATGACACTTCGTTGTCAAACCGGCGACGATCCAAAATGATTGCCGAGACATGGTTGGAGTACTCATTTGGAGTCGTTCCTCTATTATCTGATATAGAGGACGGCTACAACGCCCTTAAGCGCCTTGTTTCTGACAGGCCTACGAAGTACGTTAGTGCTTCGTATGGGCGTGATTACTGGGGTGAGGTCTTCGTTAAAAACATCGACATTATTTCGAATAACGTGATTAGCGCTCGCCTTGTTAGGCGGGCTCTTAGTCACGCTTCTAATCGTGTCGTTGGCGAAGTCTTCCTCAGGCGGAACGGTAACAGCGCCTCATATCCTGAGGCTCTTGGACTGAGGATCCGGGACTTTATCCCTACGATCTATCAGCTTATACCGTACAGCTTCTTGGTCGATTACTTCACCAATATTGGTGATGTAATAGAGGCGGCGTCGTTTAATCAGGCTGAGCTCTCATGGTATTGTGTCACGAGTCAATCTCGTGATACATGCGTATGGGCGATACAGCCGAGGCGTATAGCCACGTATGCGGGAAATCCCGTAACTGATTATTCGGTTCCACCTAGCGAATACACCTATCAAAGCAAGAACTATTCTCGGTCCGTACCTATCACTCTCGGATTACCCCCTTTAGGGTTCCGAGTTGATGTAGGGATCAAGAAAGCCTTGAATATTGCAGCGCTTGCATCATTGCGTACGCTGTAGATAGGATTCATCTTAAACCCCATTCCTTCTATCGAGGTTATCATGAGCTTTTCTCCCTCATCTCCCGTCACTGGAGCGGCACAGACGGGCTTCACCAGCCCGACCTATACGCTTTCAGCTGACGTTGCTCCGACGGCTACCGGTAAACAGTATGCTGTTACGGCAGTCGGCGGGACTCAGGCATCGGTTCGGTTGCATTCAGCGACTGACCCGTTTACTGTCACCATCGAGAGGCCCGCCCAGTTTAAGGGTGTTCCTCAGGTGGCAAGTGGTGCTACTCTGGCGCAGGTTCCCAGAAACAAGTACGTGCTTCGCGTCCGTAAGGGTGCGATTCCCGTTACTGGGCAGGCCGCTCAAACAGCTCTATTCGAGCTTATTATGAACGTTCCTGCGGGGTCGGATTCTGCCGATCCTAACAACCTACGTGCAGCTCTCTCGCTGCTTTTCGGCGTTGCTAGTCAGCAAGCTGCTGGTATCGGTGATACTATTCTCACCGGGATCATGTAGTCTCTGCTCCCTTGTTAGTGTTCTCATAGAACCTAGCGTGGGTATGTGTTTGATCGTGAGGTCATTATGTTTCTGCCACATATCCATGTGACGTTGTTTTTGGAGATATCATCATGGCAGTTGCGCCTGACGCTCTTTACTCCGACCTTCTCGAAGACCTATCGCCCTACCTCTCTGGTTCGGAGATTCATAGACTTCTCTCTAAAGAGAAGGTTATGATCGAACCATGGATGAGCCTTCCGAAAGCCTCTGCTATTTCCCTCGCTACAGCATTCTACAAGAAATTTGTAGATGGTGCTGCGGGTGAGGGAGAAGCACGCGCTTGGAAGAAGTTCCAGGAGATGAATTCTCACTGTGAACATTATAGGTTGAGGGATCACTTTCAAACCTCATGGGATGATCAGCTTCTGGGAGAGTTTAAAAACCAGCTCTACCGGATGCTGTACCCTACAAGTACCTCTTCTTATGAGTTCTATGATATTTTATCAGAGGCTCGTAATGGACCTGGGGCTTCGCTCCATGTCCAGGGGTGTGATAGCTATAGCAAGCTATTTGCCTCTAAGGGGTCATCAACAAGTGATTTCCTTATCAAGTACATGAAGTACTTCTACCAGGCTGATTCCCGTTGGGCTGAAGCACTTCGTGTGCGTCAGTCTCAGTTCGGGGACCCTGCGTTAGTTGAAGGTAGCAAGTTGTCTTTCGTTCCCAAGAATAGGGACATCATGCGTTCCATATGTACCGAACCCTCGCTGAATATGTATTATCAGTTGGGGCTAGGGTCTCTGCTCGAGCAGCGTTTAAGAGGCTACTCGGGTATCTGCCTTTCGGTTCAACCCGATAAGAACAGATATCTCGCTCTAGAAGGTTCTAAGACTGGTCGTTTTGCAACGATCGATCTTTCCTCCGCGAGCGATACCATCTCACTATCCCTTTTAAGGGAAGTGCTTCCTCGGCCGTTTTTTAACGTCCTTGAGAAGTTGAGATGCAAATCTACTTTCTATAATGGAAAGAAGATAGACTTACATATGGTGTCGACGATGGGCAATGGTTTTACATTCCCATTACAGACAATCTTATTTACGTGTGCTGTACTTGCCGTGTATAGGCATTATGACAGGCCTATACTTCACCCTTTTGGTGAGTGTAACGGTAACTACGGAGTCTTCGGGGACGACATTATTGTTGAGACAGAAATGTTTCGACCTGTTTGTCGTCTTCTCGGGCTTCTTGGTTTTATCGTTAACATGGACAAGTCCTTCTCTGAAGGACCCTTCCGTGAATCCTGCGGCGTTGATTGCTTTCATGGCATCAACATACGAGGTGTGTATGTTAAGACACTTCTCTCGGAGCAGGCTCTTACGGTTCTTGTGAATCGTCTTAATGACTTCACATTCCGTACGGGGATACCCGTACCTAAATGTGTTGGTCATCTCATGCGGAGGATTAGGTTCCAACCTGTTCCTCTCTGTGAGAATGACGATGCTGGTGTAAAAGTTCCTTACTGTATGCTTAAGAAGCGAAAGCTCGATAAGCGTACTCAGTCGATAAGATATTATCGATGGGTAGCGGATACAGTGAATTTAACTGTTCATTGTTCTGCGCAAAGGATCTATACACCCAGGGGTGAAAAGAGGCGGATCTTCAATCCTGAAGGTTTGCTCCTTTCATTCCTGCAAGGGGGCTTACGTGGAGAACGTAAGTACGGTGGCTTAATACCTGTCAGGCTTGACAGAGTTAGGTACCGTAGACGATCCGGAATCAGTCCAAATTGGGATTGGTTCCCTTCTGGTTTGGGCATGAGAAACCCACACCAGTCCGG